AAACTCCAACAACAAATCATCGATAGCAACATACGACGAATCGAGGCTCTTGAGCGCCGACCTCATATACACAGAACAGGAGAGTGACTGATGGAACATCTAACGAACAAGCAAATCGAGACCATCACCAAGACTGTGGCGGATAGAATCGACCGAGCAAATCGCGAGAAAGCTAAGCAGCATAAAGATTACCGTTTGAGAAACACGGAACTGTTGCTGAAGAACTATCGCATGCTACGCGTTCATTGCAATGGCATCGTGGAAGATTTAGAGGTTTACGAAGATGCGGTGTATGATCCGTCAGACTTAGACCTCAACTCGTTGATGAAGTACAAAGCCAAGACAGCTAAGATGCTCGACTACTTCGATAGTATCTTTAGAGCTTACGGCGAATTGTCCAAGTATCGTGACGGGATGCACCGACGCTATCAGATTGTGGCTCGGATGTATGTCCGTAGCGACTGTAAGCAGAACGCGAACGAGCTAGCCTCTTACTTCAACATCGACCGTAGTACTGTCACGAGAGATACGAAGAAGGCTATCGATGAATTATCCATCATGCTATTCGGCATCGATAGCTTTGATGACTTGGATAAGTTCAGTGGAGAATGATGCATTATCATCGGCTCTATAAATATCCCGATGCACAAAACCTGCAAAAAAATGCCACATCTGATGTGTTAATATGATAGTGTGATAAATTGAAGCAGCCGAGGTTTCATTGTCATGTGACTATCTCTCAATATGGATATGGATTAGACCGCGTTACCTACTCGCGGTCTTTTCTATTTTTTAGGTGGTGTATCGAATGAATCTAATGACTCCGGACATACTCCGAGACATTCGACAGATGATACAGGACGATACACTGATTCGTTTCTATAAGTCGAGAGAGTGGCGCATCATTCGAGCGACACGCAAGCGACTGGATAACAACGAGTGTCAGACCTGTAAACGCAATGGTCGCTACTCGCCTGCTGAGATGGTTCACCATATCAAAGAGGTACGGAACTATCCTGAGCTAGCACTTGACCTGAGCAACACAGAGTGTGAGTGCAATGCGTGCCATAACAAGTTGCATCCGGAAAAATTGTCGGGATACAACCGTACTACCATAATTTCGGAAGAAAGATGGTAAAAATTCGAAACACAGACACCCCCGGGTCGAATCAAACGCGATTTGTCTGGGGACCCCGAGCAACGGGGAAGGGGTGTCGACTCCGCAAAAATATTAGTGCCTTATGAAAGGGGGATTGAGATGAGTAGAAAATCTACCAAAAGCCGGGTCGAACGAATCCGCGAAGACCTGATGCAGTACATTTCTGATCAGGGAATGTATGGCGAATACTTAACTGATCTAGTCGATGACTATTGTTCACTGTGGGAAGTAAAGGAAATGCTGATTGCCGACATCAAAAAACGCGGTGTAGCTATCGAATGGAAGAACAGTGAAACTTCTAAAGGCAAGAAGAAGAATGATTCAGTTGGCGAGTTGACGAAGATTAACATGCAGATGATTAAGATTCTCAATCAACTGAACATATCGCCTAAGACATTAGCTATGACCGGCGGTGATGCCGATGACGAAGAAGACTTCTAATCCTAATCATCGTGGACGGAAGAAGCCGAAGGAAGTTGAATATCACCCAGCCATAGACCGATACATGCACCTGGTCGAGGATGGTGAGATTGAAGCCTGCCAACCGCAACATGCATTGGTTAAGTTCCTGAGAGGAAAGCTAAAGAACGCCGTTATTAAGAGCGACCTAATCGACAAAGCGATTGCTAGAATGAATAAACATTTTGATGGACAACTGCTACCATGGCAAGAGTTCATCACAGCATTCGTATTCGGCGTGTACGACCAGGACGATAACATCATGTTTAATGAGTTCTTGGTCATGATGGGTCGCGGTGGTGGTAAGACTGGTTACATGGCTCGCGTCGAGTTTGCGCTCGTAAGTTGCGAGACAGTGCCACAATACCACATTGATATTGTGGCGACATCCGAGGACCAGGCGAAAGAATCGTTCGATGAAGTCTGGGAAATATTGGACGATGACAAAAAGAATAATGGCGGTAAGAAATACGCTAAGCATTTCTACTTCACGAAAGAACAGTACACGTACAAGAAGACGAGGTCTCGTGTTCGGTTCCGGACCAATAACGCCAAGACAAAAGACGGTGGCCGACAAGGTGCCGTCATTTTTGATGAAATTCACGCTTATCAGAACGAGGACAGCGTGAAGGTGTTTATCTCCGGTCTTGGTAAGAAAGCCAGACCTAGACGATTTTACTTCACCACAGACGGTTACAATCGTGGCGGTTTCCTGGACATGCTCAAGGATGAGTCGCAAATGATTCTGTCCGGCGAGCGTCCTAACCGTAAGACTTTCCCGTTTATCTGCAAATTGGATGACAAGGAAGAAGTACATGACCCGGCGAAATGGGAGAAGGCTAATCCGTCCATTCGATACTTTCCGCACCTCAGGACTGAGATGCAGGACGAGTACGAGAAGATTCGGGATCGTGGCGAATCGTTCGTTGAGTTTATGACTAAGCGTATGAACATGCCAATCAATGAGAGTCGTGAGACGGTCACAACATGGGAGAACATCCAACGTGCCAACGAGGAGCTGCCGGATTTGACAGGCGCTACTTTCATCGGTGGCGTGGACTATGCCGACACCACGGACTTTTGTGTGGTCGGTATGTTGTTTAAGAAAGAGAATATCTATTACTGGATATCCCATACCTTCATCTGCCACTTGACACTTGAGGGTAGGACCTACAAAGTTCCAATAGATGTAGCGGTCAAGGAAGGAATGGCCACAATCGTGCAAGAAGATGTGATACCGCCTAGCCGAGTGGCGGGGTGGTTTTTGGAGCAGATTAAGAAATACAGACCCGCAGGTATCGCGAGTGACTTGTACCGCATCAGTTATCTGAGCGACGAGTTCAAAGAATGCGGGTTTGATGATTTACTGAGAGCGCGTTCTGGTACGAAGACCCACAGCGAACTAGAGCCTTTCGTAAACGAAATGTTCGCGAACGGTCGTATCAAGTGGGGCAAGGACTTCATGATGAACTGGTACACATGGAACGTGTTTAAGAATCGAGACGGCAAAGGCAACCTTACTTACGAAAAGCAAGAGCCTAAGCTACGCAAGACTGACGGATTTATGGCGCTACTGCACGCTCTGCAGTTCCGCGATAAATTAGCGGCCGCACAGCCTGTCAAAATCAGACGGAAGCTACGGTCGTATACCAACTAAGAAAGGGGGACGATACATGGGAATCTTTGCAAACATTCGGGACTTTCTGTTTTCAACTGATAAGCGGAGCCAAAAGCAAATCGAAGCCTACATCGCATCTGTGGGTTCTAAGATTCAGGTCAAAGAATATGCGCTACAAATTGCGATTGATAAGATATCAAACGCACTGTCGCTAGCTAGTTTCGAGACTTACAACGAATCGAAACCGACACGCGACACGATGTGGTGGCGGTTCAATTATGAGCCGAACCAAAACCAAACGCAGAACCAGTTCTTACATGATGTCATCACACAGATGATTAAGAACAGTGACGGTGCGTTGGTTGTCCAAACGGATAGCGGTGAGTTCGTGGTTGCCAAAAACTACACGATGAAACGATTTGCTCTGAAGCCAAACCTCTATACCAACGTTGTACTGCCTGGTGAATACAACGACAAGCGAACCTACAACGAGTCAGAGGTGTTACACTTCACCATCAACGATGCAAAAATCAAAGCGTGGTTAGATGCACTGTATGACGATTATGGCGATTTAATCGCAGGCTCAATCCGAAACTACAATCGTGGCAACGCGTTAAAGCTTGGATTAAAGATTGGCACAATGTTCGACCAACAGTTTGGCAACAAACAAACTGACGATGGCGAGAACATGGCGGATGCCATCTTGGACGAGATGTACGAAAAACGATTTGGCGCCATCTTATCCGACAAGGATAGCATCACGCCGATTGAAGAAGGCTTGGACATCTACACCATTTCTAATACGGTCGGCAATACCTCAAGCGGTGGTATCACCACACGAGATATCGCTGAGACGATTGCAGATGTCATCAACTACACCGCTGACGCTTTTCACATTCCGAGAGGAATCATGAAGGGCGATGTAGCAGATGTCGAAGCAGTACGTGATAGCTTTGTCAACTTCGGAGTACGGCCATTCGCAGATGTCATTGAGACAGAAATTAACCGTAAGCTATACGGTCAGAAACGTGTGGCGGTTGGATCTAAGTTTAAAATTCAGACCAACACCATCATGATTTATGACCTGGTTAAATTCGCTTCATCCGCTGAAGCTCTATTTCGAATCGGTGTATACAACCGCGACGAACTTCGCTTGAAATTAGGCGAGGAAGAAATCAACGATGAGACATCGAAGGAATACGCGGTTACGAAAAACTATGAATTTACAACCGATTTGAAAGGGGGTGAACAGGATGACACTAGCGGAAATGATGCGGGCAAACAAAATTGAGCCTCGCATTAAAGCAGAGATTGCAGGTAACACCGCAGTCGTGTATATGCACGGAACGGTGGGAGACTCATGGTTTGATGACAGCATTAGCGCTAAATCTGTGCGTGAGCAGTTAAATGGTTTTGAAGGCGACGAAATCGAGCTTCACATCAATTCGTTTGGTGGTGACATGTTCGAAGGTATTGCAATCAAAAACTATCTGTCTAATCGCCCAGAGAAAGTTACAGCCTACATTGATGGTATAGCAGCGAGTGCAGCGTCCATCATCGCGATGTGTGCTGACACGATTATCATGCCAGTGGACACACAGCTTATGATCCATAATCCGTGGACGTATGCTGCAGGTAATGCTAAAGAACTTCGCAAGGTGGCAGAGCAACTTGAAGTGGCGCAGACATCGCTTGAAGAAACGTACATGAAACGTTTTGTGGGCGAGCGTGAAGAACTGAAAGCATTGCTAGATGCCGAAACGTTCTTGACCGCAGAGCAAGCCATTCAGTTTGGTCTGGCTGATGCAGTCGAAAAAGAAGGCTCTTTAGATACAGTGTCCGATAAGTTGGTTTCAAGCTTAATGGCTAAGTACAAAAAGCCAGTGTCTAATCATCTGATTAACGATGATAAGACAGAGGAAGAAGAACCAACTGATGGACCTGCTGAAGAACCAGAAGAAAAAGAACAACCAAGCAAGTCCGTGACGATTGATAAATTTGCCGGACTGTTCGCCTAAGCCGTTAACCATACGGCTATTTTTTAACTTAAAATTAGGAGGAAATTTTACATGAAGAATTATGATTTATTAAAAGAGACTATGTCTCAGGCACGTGAAAACTTATTCGCAGCACTTCGCACCGAAGACGAAGCAAAACAAAAAGAAGCCTTCAATGCTTTCTTAGAAGGCTTACAAGCAGAGGTAACAGCGCAAGCTAAGCAAGCGGCTGACGCATACAACGAAGGCGTTCATGATGAGTCTATCTTAGTGAAACGTGGTATCCGTCGTGCGTTGACATCAGAAGAAAAACGTTTCTTCAACGAAGCAGTAACCAAACAAAAGGTTGACGGCTTAGACGCAACATTCCCACAAACCATTATCGAAGATGTGTACCGTAACTTGAAAGAGGAACACCCACTCATCAGCCGTGTGGATGTTCAGCAAGGTACTACACGTACTGAGTTCATCTATGGTGACTCTACTAAGAAACGTGCTTTCTGGTCTACTATTCCTGCTGACATCAAACAAATCTTGCTTGATGCCTTCAAGAAATTAGACATCAAATCAGCTAAGCTCTCTGGCTTCTTGGCATTGCCTAAAGGCTATTTCGAGTTGGGTCCAGATTGGTTAGCTAACTACGTTATCACCTTCTTGCAAGAAGTGATGGCAGCTGCCTTAGAAGAAGCTATCGTCAACGGTGACGGTGACAAGAAACCATTAGGTATGATGCGCAAATTATCTGGCGACACAAGCGGTGTTTACCCTGCTAAAGATGCAGTGACGTTGGCTGACTTCAAACCTAAGACATTGGCAGGTATTCGTGGTGCGTTAGCTAAAGCTAAGACAGACAACGGTTCTGTTGTGGCATTGGTTAACCCAACTACCTACTGGTCTAAGATGTTCCCTGCCTTAGCGTACCTAACCGTTAATGGGCAATGGGTAACTACTCAATTACCAACTGGCGAAGAAATTGTTCTTTCCCACGCGGTTCCAGAAAACAAAGTCGTATTCGGTGTGTTAGAAAACTATCTATTGGTGGTGGCTAGCGATGTTGAAATCACTCAGTATCCAGAAACCTTGGCTATCGAAGATATGGACCTCTACATTGCGAAATTCTTCGGTCGCGGTATTCCTAAGAACGAGAACGCGTTCTTCGTTGCTGACATCGAAAGTATCGAAGGTGCCACCTTAGCTACACCTGAAGCGGCAGCTGTAATTAAACCTGACGACACTATCAATCCCTAATGGGGCTAATGGAGTCCGCACAACTCCTAGCCCGGAAGTGACGGTCACCGTATCTCCTAAGAACGCTACGGCTAAGGTAGGGGATACCAAACAATTTAGTGCGACCGTCCAAGGCATTACAGGCGGTACGGTAACGTGGACAAGTAGCCAGCCTAAGAAAGTATCAATCGATGCTAATTCTGGTCTTGCTACTGTCGAGTCTACCGCTAAGGCTACCGATAGCGTGACGATTACTGCAACCGTGGTAGGTCATCCGGAAGCCACTGCAACAGCTACATTGACGGTTACTGCTTAGGTGGTGACCGCTCATGGCTGATGTAGAACGAGACTTATTGAAATCAGTTAAAGCACATCTACGGATCACATGGGATAGCCAGGACGAGGAAATCAAAGAAATGATTGACGAAGCAAAAGGCTATATCATCGCAACGTGTGGAGAGACTGACTTTAATATCGGAATTGGGTTTACACTACTCAAGAACTACTGCCGGTACTACTGGTCTGGCAATGCGTCGATGTTCGAGATGAACTATCGGTCGTTAATCCTAAAGCTTCAGATTTGGAACGGCAGGAAAAAGAAAGGGTGATAATCGATGAAGTATGAACTGGAAGAACCGCTAAACGACGGTCTACTACAATACGGAACGATTGTCACGAAACGCGACGATAAGACTAAGAAGAAAATCGGTGAAGACTTTCAGGCAACTGGGAGTCTTTACTTTTCTTTCATGAACATTAACGCGAAATACGATGTCTATAAGGTCGGCAGCATCCAATCTGTGGATATCAAAGTTAAATGCTATTACGCGCCAAACCTTACTAAGGCGCACAAGATACTACTGCGAGGACAGGTCTATGAAGTCGAGCAACTCGATGCAGACCGAGAGCGCAAGTATCTGTATCTGTACCTAAGGAAGGTAGGTGAATGGGATGGCAACCATCTTATCCAAGCAACTGAACATAGCTAGGATTGTGGAAGAACTAGAAAAGACTGGTTATCCAGTGTTTGGTATCGATATCAGTCGTGACGAGGTAGCGAGCAATAAGTCGTTCATCGTTTATTATGACAAAGGCGATATCAAACCAACTGACACACGGAACCAGTACAAGATGGACTTTACGGTTATGTTTGTAAGCCGTATCGATGAATCTATTGATGAGATTGAAGTAATCGAATCCCTACGATTGTGTGGGCTGATATTCAGAGAAACCAATCACGAAGAAGGTCGTTACCTTAACACAGACGATACCGCTAAGGCAGTTACGTTTAAGTTCCATCAAATCATCAGAATCGACAGGTGATAGGCTATGGCTAAGTTCACAGTCGATATTGAATCGTCTCAGCGTCTAGCAGATGCCATGGCGAAGATTCCGGATAAGTCTGAGCGTTTGATAAATGAGGTCCTAAAATCAAAAGGGTCTAAGGAAGTCATGGAATCAATCATCGGCTTTATGCCAGAGAGCGAGCGGAAGAAAACACACGCCAAGGACTCTAGTCCATTGAAGGCGAAGTTGTTTAACCTTGGATTCGATATTCAATCCAAGACACCGTTCGGTTACCTGGTGTTCCCTAACGAAGGGCGAGGTAAGCATAACCCACACGCTAGAGAGTTCTTTGAAAAAGGGCTTGAGGACCGCAAGGAATCTATCATGGATGCAATGCTTGACGCATTGATTAAGGCAAGTCAAGAAGCACTTGCCGGTTAATTGAAAAGGAGTGAATTAAATGGAATTGACTGAACAATTCGACAATTACGAGATCACGAACGGTATGTTCCGTCAGATGAAAGCCGGTCAACTACAAGCAGCCGAAAAGCTAGGCTGTACCGGTACAATCACCGTTGAAGCAGAAACAAAGAAAGTAACCAAAAAATGCGAAGGTAAAACCGCCAAGGAAAAAACCATCGTAGAAAAATTGAACTGTACTTTCAAAGGCCACATGCCGGTAGGCATCCTGCGTAAGGTGTATGGTCTTACTGATGCCGACTTGAAAAAGGGTGTTATCGGTTATAGCCGTAACTCCGTGGGCGCATCTGGTGCATTGACATTCGATGTGTACGACTTAGGTCGCGAAAACCACAAGTTGGTGGCTTTCCCTAACATCACATTTACTGATGGCTTGAAATTCACCATCGAAAACGGTAAGGAAGAAATCGCTGAAATCGAAGTAGCATTCAGTGCCTTGTTTGACTCAAACGGCTACTGCTACTACGAAGCATTAGCTAAGGAAGGTCAAACCGACTTAGAAGAAACCATCAAGACTGGGTGGAACTCAACCTTCACACCAGAATTGGTGAAACAATAATCGCAGAAAGGAAGTAACTTTTGATGAATGATTTGATTACATCGTTTAAAGGAACGGACGGTAAAGAGTATAGCATCGATACCCGCATCTCTATCGGCACTATGAGAAAGGCGCAACAGGACGGGCACTTGAAGAAGGACTTACTTACTCAAATGTTAAAACGGTCCGTAAAGCAAGATTCGGTGGATGTAGACGACATGGTAGGCGCAGCATACGTTGCATACTCTAACGCAGGTGGCAAGATGCCGTATAGCGAGTTTTTAGAGATCCTACCGCTTGATTTCGAAATCTTGGGTAATATCTTTGCCCAGATGGTAACGGGTGGCAAGCCAGTTGACGTATCGGCTTACCGCAAGGAAATCGAGAAGAATACAAAAAAGCCAAATCATCATCATCAAAAAAGATTCCAAAACTAACATTCGAAATGATGGGCGTAGATGACTTTATATGTCACTACGCCTTTTTTTTTGGACTAGGAGTCGATTTGGTGATGACATTTCCTATCCACGATGTCGTGGAGATGGGGCTGACAAAAGTCACCATCGACGCGTGGAAGAATAGTGAGTAAGAATTTTAAATAAGAAAATAAGGGGGTGAATCTATGGCAGAGAATGAAGTAAAAGTCACGTATAAAGCCGTCAACGCCGAGTTCAATTCTGGCATCCAATCCATGAACCAAGCAATTACATCGCTTAACAAAGAGTTTGGTGTTCAGAAAGAACAAATGAAATTGACGGCTAGCAGTAGCGAGAAGTACGAAGCTGAGTTAGCTAAGCTGAACAAAGAGCACGAGATTGCAGTTCAGAAAACCAAACTGACAGCAGAGGCTTACGAGAACGCTAAGCGTCTCATGGGTGAGAACTCAAAAGAGGCTCAGCAGTGGGGCAATAAACTCTTAGATGCAGAGCGTAATGAAGCGCGTTTAGGCAATGCCATTACTGTGGCCAATGGTAAGCTAGCTGAAAGCAAAGCGTCTATGAGTGAGACGGCACAGGCAAGCGAACGAAACAAGCAAGCCATTGCTGACCTCGAAGCAGAGCAACGCAAGCTTGGAGCAGAGAGCCAAAAGCTGAATAGCGAATTGAAGCTAGAACAGTCCGCGCTATCTTCAAGTGCAAGTGAAGCTGAAAAACTCGAATCGGCTAAGAAGGGTTTGACGAAGCAATCTGAACTGGTTGGCCGTCAGATTGAGAACCTGGAGAAGCAACTGGATCTAACTAAGAAAGAATACGGTGAGAACTCCGAAGAGGCTTTGAAGTTAGAGTCGGCATTGAACCAAGCCAAGACTTCGTTTAATACCATCAACAACGAGATGGATAACCTCGGTAAGTCCGGTAAGACGGCCGGCGAAGGTATGGACCAAGTTAACAATACTCTTAAAGCTGAGTTGCTACTTAACTTTAGCGAGAAGTTAGCTGATGTCAGTCAGAAGTTAATCGACATTGGTCGTAATGCTCTTGAGGCATTTAAGCAGGTCGATGAAGGCTTAGATACTGTGGCCACCAAGACAGGGGCTAGTGGTGAGGCTTTGGGTGCTATGCAGGACATAGCCAAAGAAATTGCTACGACTGTACCGACTGATTTTAAGACCGCAGGCTCAGCGGTCGGCGAAGTGAATACTCAATTCAAGCTGACCGGCGATAACCTTAGAGAAGCATCCGAACAGATTATCAAATTCGCTGAGATCAATGGTTCGGATGTCACGAACTCAACCATCAACGCTAAGCGAGCGCTTGAGTCCTACGGCCTGTCTGTGGACTACCTTGGAGAAACCTTAGACGAGGTAACTTATATTTCTCAAAACACAGGTGTATCGGTAGATACGATTTTCCAAAAGGCCACACAGTTGGCGCCACAGATTAAATCGTTGGGCTTGTCGTTTGATGAAGGTGCTTCATTGGTCGGTAAGTTTGAGCAGAACGGTCTTGATTCGACAGCGGTCCTAGGTAAGATGACCAAGGCGGCCGCAACGTTTGCTAAAAAAGGCCTCACTATGAAAGAGGGTCTTGCGCAGACGGTCGAGAAGATTAAAAACGCTACAACCGAAACTGAAGCTCTGAACGCAGCGAATGAGGTGTTTGGTAACAAAGGCGGTCAGCTAATCGTGGACGCTATTCAGCGCGGGGCGTTGAGTTTTGAAGATTTAGGCGAGGCAGCATCTAATGCAACCGACACCGTATCTGAAACTTACGACAGAACTATTGACCCTATAGACCGGTTCCAAGTAGCACAGAACAATGTGACGCTTGCTATGAGTGCGGTAGGTGATGCGATTGCAGCGACTTTTGCGCCTGCTATGGAAGGCCTAAGCAACATCATCAAAGGCATCGGAGAATGGTTTGAAAAACTACCTGGTCCGGTTAAGGAGTTCGCCATAACGCTTGGCGGGGTACTCACCGTGGCCGGTGTAATCGCTCCGATATTCTTAGCACTATCGGCAGCAGCGGCAGCCTTTGGACTTACCATAGGTGGACTGATAGCAGCAGCCGCACCAATCATTGCAGTGATTGCAGCGGTGGCAGCTGCAATAGCCGGGCTGGTCGTAATCGTAAAATGGCTGTGGGAGAATAACGAAGGTTTCCGAGAAGGTGTGATTGCTATCTGGGAAGGTCTGCAAGAGTTCTTTGCGACCACGATTCAAGCAATCTCTGATGTTATTCAAGAGGTTTGGAGTTTCCTCACCCAGTGGTGGGAAGAGAACCAAGAGACCATCATTACCACCGCCACAACCGTGTGGGAAAGTGTGTCGGGCGTTATTCAATCAGTGATTCAAGCTATCTCTGATTTGGTTACATCGGTCTTTGGCACGGTCATTCAGTGGTGGAACGATAACCACGCTCTGATTGCTCAGACCACTCAAACAATTTGGACAACAATCCAGAACGTTTGGAACGGTATCGTAACCACGGTCCAAAATGCCATGGCGATACTCATGCCATATTTACAGGCATCATGGAACACTATCAGCTCGATTGTATCGACTGTGTGGGGAGTTATCAGCGGTTTGGTAAGTACAGCAGTTAACACTATCCTTGGCACGATTAAAGCCGTTATGCAACTTATCAATGGTGACTGGTCCGGGGCCTGGAATACGATTAAATCGACCATATCCACAGCGTGGTCTAGTATTCAAACGACAGTGTCGACCGCAATCAACGCAGTCTCAACGACTTTCTCTAATGTCTTGACTGGTGTTAAGAATACCGCGTCGAGCATATGGGAAGGGATTAAATCAGTATTCACCAACGCTTTGAACGCGTTGAAGAATATGTTTAACTTTAGTTGGTCCTTGCCAAGTATCCCACTGCCACACTTCAGCATCACAGGTAAATTCAGTCTGAATCCACCATCTATCCCACACATTGGGGTTGAGTGGTACGCCAAGGGTGGTATCATGCGTAACCCTACACTGTTCGGACGGAACGGTGGTAACGCCATGATTGGTGGAGAAGCGGGTCCAGAAGCAATCCTACCACTTAATCCGCATGTATTGAGCCAGATTGGACGAGGCATCGCAGAGGCTAGCCAGTTAGTCAATAATAGCTACGGTGGTAACACAGTCAATATTACGGCTAATGTCGCAAGTGACTACGATGTATATCGCATGATTGATATTATTGACGACCAACTAGGGGACCACAGAATGAATATCGCTAGAGGAACAGGGGGTTAATAAATGTTAGATGTACTATTTGATGACTTAAAACTAAGCGACTATGGTATCTGTTTAACTGAACGCCCTGTCATTCCTGTGTCGGTCAGAGATGTAAAACACTACGATGGCATCGATAGCAAGGATGGCAGTCTGACTGAGTTTGGCAGTTTTAAAGACCGCCTATTTAAGTTAGACTGCAACCTCTTAGAGGACATGCCAATCAAGCCATTGATTCGTAGATTCAGAGGGGCGCTCTTGTCTAAGCGTCTACCAAAACTAGTGCTGACGGATGACCCAGAATTTTACTATATCGTCAAGGATATCAAGATGGGTAACGTTGAAAATGAGTACCATCTCAAAGGTAGTTTCACGATTGCAGTGACGCTAGACCCATTCGACTACAGTAAGGATAAAGTCGTTAAGGAGAAGGACCCAGGCAACGCTAACATGATAAACGTTACCAATAGTGGTACATATCATGCGCTACCAATCATCACTGTGGCCGGAACTGGAGAAATCACTATCCGCACAAACAACAACTATCCAATCACCCTAAGTGATATGAATGGGAAGGTCGTTATCGACTGTGAAGCTAAGCATTACTATGATCCCGAACGAGACAGTGGGCGCAACGTAAAACTGTACACTAAGAAATTCCCAGTGTTAGAACCTGGCGCGAACAAGCTACAAGCGAGCGGTAATGTGACAGAGTTTAAAGTCGAGTTTAAGGAGCGGTGGCTATGATTTCAGTATTTCCATCTGATGCTACGAATGACAAGAACTCATTGCAAGCGACCGGCTATCCTATCCTGGACAACTGGTGCACATCGGCAGAGTTGAATATGACGCTGAACGGTGAGCAGTATGTGTCATTCTCTATTCCAATCAAGGCGGAAGGTATTAAGAGAGAACTCTTGCCTGCTGAAATGGACATCATCAAAATCCTCGATAACGAGGACGAGTTTGACTACTACCGTATCAAGAAAATCAAACGCAAGGGCGGTCTGCTAGATTACCACGCAGAGCACATCAGCTATGACCTCATCAGCAATATCATCGAGGATATTAACATCGTTCGTCTGACAGGCCGTGAAGCAATGGCTAGAATCCAAACCGGCACACAGTACAAGCATCCGTTCGAGATGTCTAGTGATATAGCAGAGCTTCGGAACATGCGCATCGTTCGCATGAATCCTATTCAAGCTATCCTGGCAAGCAACAAGGACAATAGTTTCGTCAATCGCTTTGGCGGTGAGCTGAAGCGTAGACGATTTAGCTTAACGATGAATCAACGTATTGGCTCGGACCTAAGCGATTCGATACGGTCTGGTAAGAACCTGACAGGCTTTGAGTCGGAGTTAGATTTTGACTCGGTCGCAACACGTATCCTGCCGAAAGCCAAGAACGGTGTCATGCTACCAGAGAAGTATGTGGACAGTCCGATTATCAATAACTATCCATTCCCTAGAATCAAGGAAATTAGCTATCCTGTGGAGTTCGAAGGTGAGTTCGATAAATTATCCGAGGACGAGAAAAAACGCGTCTATGAGGAGCTGAGAGCGTCTGCTAAGCGCGATTTTGCAAATAGTATTGATAGACCGAAAGCAACCTATAAAGTGCAGTTCGTCCAGTTGGAACGAACCGAGGAGTACAAGCATTACAAATCGCTTGAGAATGTAAAGCTGGGCGATAAGCTAACCGTCCACGAAGAAACGTATGACATCGAAATCAGCGCGCGAGTCGTGAAGATTAAATACGACCTGCTGAATCGTAAGTACCTAAGCGTGACTCTAGGCAGTTACAAGAGCGGTATCGTCCAATCCACGATGAAGACCGAGTATAGCGCTCAGTCTAAAATCGAGGAAATAGCACGACAAGCTAACGTGATGATGAAGTCGATTGACGGTAAGAGCACGAACCACTTTGGTCCGGACCAACCTGCCACGGCAGACGAGAACGACCTGTGGGTTAAACGCGTCGGGGATCGTATCACGATGTATCAATACCAACGTGTAGACGGCCGTTTGCAGTGGGTGGACATTGGCGGTGACGATAATAACCGCGAGGTTATTAAACGACTAGAAGAGCTAGACGCACAAGCCAAAGCGTTAGGTACTCGACTGGACAATCTCAATTTGCCGTCTGGTCTATCACTAGAAGAGATGGCTGCCAAGATTGAAAAGTTAACCGAGCAAAGCAACGTGACGATTAAAGCAGTCGGTAACGATGCTAACATGATTTACACTGAGAACCGCATCCAAGAGGAAGTGGTGACGAAAAACGGTGTAACTGTAACAGTCGAAGATGAACGCCTCGTCTTACGCCACAACGGTAGTGGCCACACGCCAGGCGAACAGTATAATGTGTCGTTTGAAATGGAAGAAATCGAACGGCCATACAACACGCTTGCGGTGGCCAACAGAGACGGTAAGCCATTCAACTATGTGGCGGTTCCGTCTAATACGCATTACCTGCAGAAAGCCGGAGCGAGCGCTGACGGTTCGACTCAAAGGTCTACACGAGTCTACCACGATACCTACACACTGACAGTACGAGCGGACGGCTATTATCCAATGGTCGTAAGCGTGAAGGTCAAGGAAGAGGTTAGCAACGAGACACTTGTCAGCATCGGTCTAATTGCGATGCAAGCAAGCGTGAATAGCATCATTGATGGCTTGAAGAATAAACTGACCGTCACAAACAGTGACGCAGGTTATGTCGGTTTAGCTATGACAAATGTAAATGAAAGGTGGGTGCAACAAATCTAATGGCAATTCCTAAATTAAAAATCACTAAACGAGGCGCTAGAGAGTTATCTGGCCCTGGTGAGGTGATTATTACTAAGGTTGGATTTGGTCATAACTATGAAACTGATATGGAGAGGGCGTCTATTAGTGGCGTCACAAGTATCGCCTCATTCCAACCAACCGTGACTCAAGAAGGTGACTATCAAATTATTGATGTGACCTTTGATAACGAGAATACAGGCAAGGCTCAGTATTCAAATACCTTCATCAAAACAATCGCGATTATTGCCAAGAAAGGTGCTAGTGGTGAGGAGTTCATTCTATACGGTGGGTCTGATTTACAGGGGGTACACGTACAACCGAATGGCTTGGGTACGCCACATCAGCTACTCCAATTCGTATTCAAGGTAAGACTCAGCGGTGATGCGAATATCACCGTACAAGCAAGCGAGTTACCTGGATTGGCCACTGCTGATTCGGTGAATCGGGTGAGTGAGACTTTAGGGAAGTTGAAAAGTGATAGCCCTGAAGAATTAGCTAAAGCACTAAATGTAACTAGTGTAGCTGACTTGATGGGTACATTAGTCACCGAGGCTCCACTTGATTTAGATAACCTTTCTACTCCAGGGATGTACTTTTTTAATGATAAACACAAAGCTACGACAAAAGGGATAAATTCTAATTTTGGTTTCTTGATTGTGGCATCTAACAAGAAAGGTGCTCTAGGAACATCTGGGCACTTTACTTGGCAAGTGTTCATCACAACTGCAGGTAATGCCTTTATCCGATATCGGATAAATACCAATCAATGGATGGTATCAGCAATTGCTAACGGTACTTACTTTACTAGTTTGCTAAGTAGGCTCGGATTGGACGAGTGGGCGGCCAGTATTAAGCTCAAGGAATGTCCGTCTGGGAGTGACCTTGGAGCCTTTATATCCAGTCGCGATATACCGGTGGGGCTGAACATTATCCGGGACCAAAACGCTCCGACTAAAGATGTGTTTGTATGGAAAATAAATGGAGCTATTGCAAAGTTATTTTCCCCAGGACCTAACGGTTCATTCTTAGTTAACTCAATCGACAATGGTCGTATCGGCACCTGGCGCGACCTATCCCAACCACTAGCTCCGCTAGTATCAACCGGTCAGTTTGCTACCTACTTACGGTCTAACGCAGTGCCGGTCGGTAGCGTGCCGGTCAAGGATTCTACAACCGGTGCTTTCGGGACGGTCACTAAGATAGATAACAACAATATCTTTTTCACCGGGGCCATGCGCAAGCAAGGTAAGACCTACCAGGTAGCGTTCGCTATCGTGGATGGTATCGTACCTAGCGCGTTTACTGAGTGGGCACTTACCTAAGGAGTTGTGAGATATGACGATTAAGGTTCAACACAACAACAAAGAACCAGTTCTATTGGAACCGGTCAACGGTCGGTATGTATTCCCGTACACCGCCGAGACTTCTAAGGACACCGTAACCATCCACAACATGAGCCACGATGATATCCGTGTGGATAACAAGCTGATTCGGCTTATGCTCCGACACGGTACGATACCAGGTCAGTATGTGCCGAACGAGTCTGAAGCCAGTCGAGTGCAAAACATCTGGTCTAACCTTCAAAAGGTTCAGCAGTTCATGGAAGACCGCGAGCATGGTTTGCAGGCCTTGATTACTACATCAGTAAACGGGGTGCTAGAGCAGTTCGTGGATAGTAAAGGCAACCTACAAACCGACACCGCAACAGTGGCCGGTAAGATTCTAGCTAGAGTTAAATCAGCTACAGCTGAATCCGTCAGAGAACAGGTTCCAGGTTTAATCCGAGACAGCGTTACGACCGAGCATTTCAAGTCTGTCGTTCAGCAGTCCGGCGATAACATCATATCTGCCATCCAGGATAAGGGTGACGGTGTGGTGAGTGCTATCAACCAATCTCCGGACGGGGTGCAGGTCAAAGGTAAGCTCATATCACTTGACGGGGAAACGAAGATGACAAACGCTTTTGCCAAGACGCTTGTCACTGAGAAGCTGACATCATCCGATGTTAAATCGTTTGCTTCTACTTTCGCATCCAGTTTCATCGGTGGTCTGACGGCCGATACTGTCGCGACAAGAGAGTTGCAAGCAAAACTGATTCAAGCCGATGTACTGAGAGCCTACAAGGGCTATGTCGGCGGTTTCCAGATTGGTGTCCACGAGAAGGGGGACCGACGGTCCAACTATCTAACCGGTGCTAACTCATTTAACGTTGGGATGAACGACGGTGTGGGCTGGTATTACAACGCTGCACTCTGGGTTAACTGGGGGAATGACTGGAATAGAATTGGCGATAAAGCGTGGTATGTTAACAACTATGGCGAAATGTTTTGCCGTAATAAGGCGGAGTTTAGTGGCACGGTTTATATTAAATACGGTATGGAATTGGCACACGGTATACAAATACAAAGGCGGGTAGAATTAGCCGGCGGTGGGTATACCTACGATGCGCCAGTGTGGGGCGATGAGTTCCGAAAATTTAAATCACAAATCGAAAAACAATCCGACCGCAAACTCAAAACCAACATCCATCCAACCGATGTATCAGCAGTCGATTTAATCAACCGGTTAGACCTCATGCAATATGACTGGAAATCAGACGGTAGTCATGAGCGAATCGGGTTGATTGCTCAAGAGTTACGCGAGGTATTGCCAGAACTCACAACGGAGTACGATGATGCGTTACGGATCAAATACATCGACTTCATTCCGTACCTGCTAAAAGCTGTCCAAGAACTATCGAAAGAGGTGCAAGATGCAAGAACTGCCTACACAAGCTGATTTTTTAGCGCAAGAGGTCGCTAGGTTATCCAAACAGAATGCCGATTTACAGGTGGCGCTATACACCGCCTATGCGAGAATCGAGCAACTAGAACGAGAGAAAGGAGACGATGCCGATGCTTTACGAGGTGAAGGAAAAAACGGCGATTGAGCTTAAGCCAGGCGAAGTCCAAACACGATGCTTAATCCAACGGTTAGAACCGCTTAAGTACTTAGCTTGGAATCTGCCAGGCGACTGGTCTAATCGGACTGATGAAGAAATCGTGAACGAGATTCTCGAGCTAGACTATCGTCTATCCTATGGCAATCGTGCCGAGGAAGAGGAGCGCAAACGGGTAAACACGTTGCTTAAAGGTTACGAGCAACAACTCAAAGAGGCCAACGAATTGGTCGATGAGACACGCAAGACTGTGGGCGGTGTATCTACCCACATGCCATTACTGCAGGCCGATGTCGATTTGCTGTACGATGTCATTCCTGGCATTGCAAAATTAGTCGGCTATCAACTGCCAGAAGAGTTCGAGACCGAAGAAGAGAGCGATTCTGACGGCCACGAACAGGATGGCCACACTGACACAGACGAGAAAGGAGATGAGCATCATGGGACTACTGAAGAAACTAATCCCGTGGGAGATTCGGAAACCGGTCATGCTAGCGAAGGGGGTGAGACACATGCGGTACAAAATTAACATGTACGATGCTTGGTTCGTTGCTAAGTGTATCTACGATGGCGTTATGAAACTTGAAGAAGTGCCTAAACGGGCGAAGAAGTTTCGTGAAGCGGTAGTATCGTTCTTAGAGCGGATGAACGCAGGGGAAGAAGTCGAAGCACCAAACTAAGCCACTGAGAGCGTCTAATTTAACGGACGCTCTTTTCTTTTGAAGGAAGTGAATCTATGAGTGTAACTGAGTTCACCGCTGTGCTTGGCGCGTTTGGGGCGGTGGTCAAAATCATCTGGGATATGGTCCAATCGAACCGGAACATATCAAAACAAATATCTGAGGTGTTAGAGAGAATGAACACCTTGGAGATCAATCAGAAAGACCTGCATGATGTGGGACAAGCCAATAGTTTGGCTAACAGAAATTTAACGCGCTATCGTATCCGGAAAGAGATGATGAAAGCAATTCAGAACGGATACGAAACGTATGACAACTTTCAAGAGGTTGTCAATTTAGTAGATGGTTACCATGCCACTGGTGGCAATGGAGCCATTGATGCATTGTATGAAGAATACAAAAACTTACCTAGAAAGGATAAATTATCATGAACATTAACTGGAAAGTAAGATTTAACAAAAAGAACGTAGCATTCTTGGCACGTTTCGCAATTGCTATCTTGATGCCTGTATTGGCTTATCAAAACCTCAAGCTTGAAGACTTAACAACATTTGAGACATTAGGGAAACTGTTTGTATCTCTGTTCAGCAATCCTTACTTAATTGGATTGACATTTGTCAATGCCTTTAACCTTATCCCTGACCCTACTACTGCTGGTCTGGGAGATAGTGCTCAAGCGTTGAGTTATGAGGCTCCTAAAGAGTCCTAAGAAAGGGGTGACACCGTATGTTGAAATACGGTAATTACACGCTCTCGGATGACTTGATTAGCAAGATGCAAAAGGTGGCTAGGCATTATGACCTAGTCCCTTCTTTTGTTATCTGCCAACTCTGCCACGAGACAGGGTGGGGCCAGCATCCTAACTCTATCTCAGCACGAGAGGACAATAACTGGGGCGGTATGACATGGGGATATGATGACCTCAATCCTAAGACGCGCAAGAGTGGCGTCCAAGTTACGCCAGGTCGCAAGCGTCCAGCAGTTGAGGGTGGATATTATATCCACTATGCAACTGTCGAGGACTTCCTAAAGGACTATGGTTATCTACTACGCAATGGCGGCTTTTACAAGACATCCGGAGCTAAGACTTTATGGGACTACGCTCGTGGCTTGTTCCGGCTAGGTGGCGCACAGTACGACTACGCCGGCGATGGTACCAACTCCGAGAAGGTATTTAATTCTTATTACAATTCAATGAAAACTATCCATGACACGCTCAATGCAGATGGGTCTTTGGATAGAATCGACAAGGGGGAATCTAGCAATATGGCAAGTGCTCAAGATGTATTAAATGTATTTAGGAACTGGCTAGGTGGACAAATGTATGGTGGTGTACATGGCGAGATTGTACGTCTGTATAACGCGCAAAACCCACTTCCAGCTAGTGGCTACAGGTTAAAAAATGACGATGACTGGTGCGACGCAACAGTTACGGCTGCATTTATCAAAGCCGGTCTATTAAACCTTATCGGTGGTGAATGTGGCGTACAACGTCATATCGGCATCTTCCAAGCCAAAGGTATCTGGATTGGTAAATCATATCCACAAGCTGGGGACATTATCACATTTGATTGGGACGGTGGCGGTTTTGCGGACCATATCGGTATTGTTGAAAGCGTGTCTGGTGACACTGTCTACACAATCGAAGGCAACTCTGGTTCTCCATCGGCTGTACGCAGACGCTCTTACACATGGAATATGTGGCAAATAAAAGGGTACGCTAGACCTAACTACGGCTCTGGCTCCGCTTCATCTAACGCTTCGAGTGGTTCTAAATCAGTTGCAACGGTGGCTCAAGAAGTCATTAACGGTCAGTGGGGGTCTGGCGAGGATAGAAAAGCTCGCTTGACAGCTTCTGGCTATGACTACAATGCAGTACAATCTAAGGTCAACGCTATCTTGAGCGGTGAATCTGTGGGCTCAACAGAGGTCAAAGAAACTGGTTGGATTAAGAACGAAACCGGCTGGTGGTACAGAAACGAGGACGGGTCATGGCCAGCAGACCAATGGCTCAAACTGTACGATTACTGGTATCTGTTTGACGAGGACGGTTATGCTTATTGCAATCGTTGGGTCCAAAGAGACGGCAAATGGTACTACTTCAATAGTGCTTGTGCTATGGTAGTTGGATGGGTTAGATACCAGGATAAATGGTATCACCTTAAAGATGACGGGCAAATGTCTTCTAAAGAATACATTGTTGGGCAAGATGGCCGCCTATACTATGTAACGGAAGATGGCGCTATGCTTGAGAACACTGAAATTACAGTAAGTGAAGACGGCTCCTTGATTGAGAAAGCTACTGGGAACATCGTTGGTAAATTCTAGGTCTGTTAAAATAGACCAAACAAAATAAGTCCGGTATTCCGGACGCTTTTTATGACATCACCCCTGGGTTTAGGCCTGGGGGTCTTTTTTTATTTACACAAAAATTACACACATCGGCTATAAACGTTGTTAAATCAATATAGTTTATTCCCTCCGGCGATGTATGGAAAGTCCCCTCCTAGTGAGGGTTTTTTTGTTAGTAAATAATTCACCTTTCGCTCGAGATAATGATTGACAGACTTTGAGATTAGGCCTATAATTTGGTTAAGAAGATAGCAGTAGTACTCTGACCGCAATATGTGGAGGAGCTATGCGCGCAAAACGCTACTTATTCTCCCAAGAATAGGTAGCGTTTTTGTTTATCTTAGAGGAGATGAAACCATGAGGCCCTTTAAAAACTTAGAGCAACAAATTCAGATTCTTAGAGAACGGGGATTAGCGTTTGATAATGAAGAAGAGGCCAAACTATATTTGTTAGATAACAACTATTACAACATCATCAATATGTATAGTAAGGTCTTCCAAGAAAATACTAACCAATATGTCAGCGGAACAGAATTCAAAGAAATAAAGGCGTTGCACATTTTAGATACAGAAATAAAGGCTAACCTAATGAAATTTATTTTAGTGGCCGAAAAACATTTTAAGTCGATTTTGTCTTACTACATGGCAGAAAAATACCATGATGAGCCTTATGCTTATTTGAGAACTTCCAGCTATCCTGATACATCGCCGCTAGAGATTAGTAGAACACTTTCTGATATTTCAAGGAAGATTTCCTCTCTGATTCAGAAAAAGGAGCCTAATTCTGTTAAACACCATCACGGCAACTATCATGACGTCCCTTTATGGGTGATTATAAATGAGTTAGAGTTTGGGACGGTTAGATATATGTACAAACATTCTAGTTCTAGTGTCCGAACCAAAGTGGCACGAAGATTAGCTCAGTTTCTATATTCCAATACAAAGGAATCTGTGCAACTTCCGCCAGAATACATAGATCGAATGCTTGAGCATATTAATGAGATACGAAATTGTGTGGCTCATAATAATAAACTACATCATTTTACTTGTCGAAAGCATTTATACCATGTCGCAGTATTATTTGAACCCTACGGCGTTTTAAAAGATAGTCCGAAGAACACAGTATTCAGTACCTTTTTAACTTTGCAATGCTTTATGCCAGATAAAGATTACAGAATATTCTACAATACCTTGCTTAAACGATTCAAGGTACAGTCCAAGAATATCTCGACCATTCCATTTAGTAAGGTCTTAGAATGTTATAGCTTCCCTGACGGATGGCATCTTTCTGAAAAGCGAGCCCAACAAACCAAAGAATAATTTGATTACTCCCCCTATGCAAGTTTAACTTCTAGGGGGAGTTTTGGTGTGCTCGGAAAACAGAAAAGTTCGTAGCAGCTAAACCCTTTGAGAGTATTCAGAGGAAGGCATAAATCAAACAGAAATTTCAACTACGGGACAAGAGTTGACATTTACCTTAACTAGGGTACAATGTTAGTAAGCTTAAAATTAAAAAAAGATGATAAAAATAAGAGTATATCTAATTTTAGCTAACAGAGCTATAGCGCCCGTATACTGGTTAGGAGGGGACATTTATGAGACAGTACCATTTACCTGCACAAAATATTGAAATTAAAGATCGTGTCTTATTTAAGTCGCCACCTTTAGTAATAAATGAAGGAGATGTTATAGGCATCATCGGTAAAAATGGTAGTGGGAAATCCACTTTATTAGCCTCTATAGCTAAAATATGCGATAAACAAGGTCTAACAAGTGTTCTTTCTACTTTCTCCAATTTGGCCGATATAGGTAAAAGTGGTGGTGAGACCGTCATGGATAAAATGGTGTCTACTTTGAAAGAAACGAATTGCCTTTATCTATTGGATGAGCCTACTACCTATCTTGACGTAAACAATATAGCTAATTTGATTGCCCTGATAGAAAGAAACCATGGAACTTTTTGCATTGTAAGTCATGACCGTGATTTGTTACGTCGTATCTGTAATAAGATATGGGCGATTGAGAAAGGGCAGCTTACTGAATATGAAGGTAATTACGATCAATATCAAGATCAGCTCCTGATTAGGCAACAAGAATATCAGGCCGACCTTAAGAAATATCATCAAGAGACAAAACGTCTAAAACAGACCATTCAAGCCCAGTATGAGGAGCAAGAACGCAAAAGTAAGAAGCCTAGAAAGCTTAGCCCATCAGAATATCGAATCACAGGTATGAAAACAAAACTGGCAGTAAAAAATAAGAAAAGTCATAAGGCGCGTTTACAATTAGTAGATAGATTGCAAGCATTGGATAAGCCGGAGCCTGTTACCGAGCAGTATGATGTATCTTTCTTAACTTATTCGCAAAAGAATATCAATCGAACGCTTTATATCCCGCCCAAAAGATGTACCGTTCAAGGAAAAATACTTTGGGATTTACCTGCGCTTACCTTGATGAGTGGGCAAAAACTTGCTATTACAGGGAATAATGGGACTGGGAAGACTAGCTATCTTAATTATGTCAATTCAATTATCCCTAGCCACTATAGAAAGGGCTACTTTCAACAGCAGAACTCAGATAGTCAAGAGGATGATCGTACCCTCTACCAAATGGTTCGTGATGTGTCCTCTTTAAGCCAGCATGAATTGCGTACTATGATGGCAGTGTTAAATTTTAAAACGCATAATATTGAGACTAGGGTGAGTCAGCTTAGTAGTGGAGAGAGAGCTAAGTGTCACTTACTCTGCTTACTGATTCAAGATTTAGATGTTCTACTTGTCGATGAAGCAACAAACTTTTTAGATATAAAGGCGCTTGAAGCATTAGAACACATACTTAAGAAGTTTCCAGGCATCTTACTATTTGTAAGTCATGATAAGACTTTTGTCTCAGCCCTTGCTACTTCTGAGCTAAGTTTAGATCATCAGGTATTATCAAGTAGTCGGAGCGATAGTTGTAAACACGATACAAAAAATAAGAGAAGTGGTCGTAAAGATGAGCTTACAATACTAGAATTCAGAATTAGTTCGCTATTGAGTCAGTTATCAGTCAATCCAAATGCAGAGTTAGAAGAAGAATATCAAAAGCTGTTAGCTGAAAGAAACAAGTTAAGTAAACTAAGATAG